TCGCCATCCACGGCGACATGTTCAGCGCGGCGAGGCGGTTCAGGCACGCGAGCGCCTGCGCCAAATCGATGGTCATCGTCATATCGTGATCAGCCTCAGGTGCGCGACGTAGCCGATGCTGGTGAAGTCGGGCGCGTCGACGATGTATCGGATGCCGTTCTCGTCCCGCACGACGTCGTCCTGTTTCAGCGTCCCTTCGGGCAGCGGAATGAACGTAGTCCAGTGCGTAATTGCCTGTCCCATCGTGGTCGCGTACTGCGACTGCTTGATGTCCTCGCGCTTGAACTGCATGAAGCACGGGATATCGGTAGCGTAATACTCGATGGACTGGTCGCCCCCGTCGTACGAGCCGCGGCCAATCGAGATTACATGGTTCGTCTGAACCGCCTGGATCGGCAGGTTCGGTTGCATGTCACCGATGTAGAACGTGCCAGCCGGCCCCTTCAGGATGTCGCGTGGCTGCAGCACGCGGCCATCGGCGTAGCAGTACCACGTCGGGATCTGGTACTTGTTCGGGATCGCGAATTTCTTCTCGGCCGCGAATGCGACCGGGATGCGAGCGATCTTGTAGATGTCGTCCGTCACTGCGATAGGATCATCGAAGCGGTAGACGTCGTACATCGAGCCCTGGCGTGCGGCCAACTTCGCGTAGCCTGCGTAGATGAGGCCCTGCAGGCGGTCACCGGTCATGCTCATTTCAGCCTCAATGTGTCGATGCCGTTGCCGCAGCCGGTATCCAGTGCGCAGGCCACTTCCACAGCCTTGCGGGCGGTGCGACCGAGGTACATGGCTGCCAATGCGTGGTCCCGGCCGCTGCCCATGGCGAAGAACTTGTCTTCGATCGTGATCGGATGCGGCATCGCCTCGTAGATCGAAATACGAGGCCCCGGCGAGATAACCAGCAATCGGGCGCGGTGGCATCCATCATCACCGCGGTTATCCGGAAACTGTTCGGGTATTGCTCCCGCCAGAAACCATGCAATCAGCGCGCGGCCGGCGTCGGAATCGCCAGACGTTCCGACAAGTTCACCCGTCGGTGTGCGGACGATCTTCGTCACGGTCGCTGGATGGCCGGAGCACGTTGCTCGCTTGTCGGCCGCGAGCGTCACGCCGTCCCACGCGATCACTGTCATGCGCGCACCAGATTCAAGCTGCCACCGCCGCCCAGTTCCGGCCCCGGTTTGAAGCCGAGGAACGCGCACATCCGGCGGCGCACCGAGTCGAACAGGCGCTCACGATCAGCCTGCTCGTTGACGTTGCGCTTCCAGACAGCTGCGGCGTCCGTATCGAGGTTGTCGCTCACGGTCAGAATCGCAGCCTCCAGCGCCGCAAGCGGCGTCAGGTAGACGCCGACCAGAACGGTTTCTTCGCTGTCCGTCAGGTTCGCCAGTTTTTCCGTGATCGACACGGCCCCGAATGAGGTTGTGTAGACGGTGTCAGCGAAGCCGGCGTTCAACGTCGGGTAGCCCATCCAGCGGCGGCAGTCGAGCTTTTGTGCGTCGGTGAGCATGGCGTTCCCTTACTCGGCCTTTGGCTTGCGGCCGCGACGCACAGGCGCATCGCCCGACACTTCGATGTCGACCGACACCTCGGCTTCGCCGTCCAGCAATTCGTGCTTGTCCGGGTCGAAATCGCCCTTGTTGATCACGACGTGATCGCCTTGCGACTCGTGCCACGGTTTGATCTTGATGGTGTCCATGCAGTGTCCTTGCATGGCCCGACGACGCGAACGCCGCCGGGCCGGGTTTGCGATTAGCCCAGCAGGATGCCGGTGTGACGCGGAGCGATCAGCTTCTTACCCCACGAGAGGTTCACCTCGTAGCGCACTTGGCGCTTCTGCTTGTAGATCGCGAACTCGTAGGTGATACCCGAAACGGGGTCGGTCACCAGCATCACGTCGTCCGCGTCGTCGCCCTCTTCCGGCATTGCCGGCGCGCGGGTGGCGAGCTGGATGGCCGATCGCTGCAGCACGATGTTGCGGGTTGCGGTGCCGACCACCGTGATGGCGGTTGCGGAGGCCGGGATGGCTTGCAGCAGGCCGGGTTCGGCGATGGTGAACGTGCCACCGTTGGAGACGTCGGCGTCACCGGAGCTCACCAGGTACTTGCGGCTGTCGCCGGCGAACGACACGAAGTCGCCGGCGATGATCGTACCGGTGCCGGCCGATGCCAGCGTGATCGTGGTGGCGCCGACTGCGTAGCCGGCGGTGTTCGTGGTTGCCGAAGCGCCGGTGCCGGCGGTCACGGTGCCCTTAATGGCTGCCGACTGGTGAACGTCCAGACCTTCCACCTGGCCGATGATGCCGCGACGCAGCAGGTCTTCGGTGCCGGCTTCGTTCGCCTTGAACAGGACTGACTGCTTGCCGCGGATATTGCGGATCGCGGTCGAGCCCAGGATCAGGTGACGATCGCCATCCGGCGCGCCGTTCTCGTCCAGGATCTCGTGCGCACCTGCAAAGTCCGAGAAGTCACCGGCGGTGCCAAACGGGGTGGTGCCGGCGGTGCCGTAAGCACGGCTAGCCGTCTTGTAGACCTCCTGATAGAGGTCCAGCTCCACTTCGTTGGTCAGGGTGCGCAGCGCCTGTGCGATGCGGTCACGATTGACCTGTTGCAGTGTGCCGGCCGATTGCAGGCTCTTGGCTTCCTCGCCGGTGATGCCGAACGGGACCGAACGGGCCTTCGTGATCGTCATGTCGACGTAGTTGATGGTCTGGTTCGGGGTGTCGGCTGCATACGCAGCGGCAGCCAGATCCTCGGCAGTCATCGCGCCGACGACCGGCGAGCGCACGGTCTGGTTCAATGCGGCGCGCTCGGCGCTGAAGTCCTGCGAAACGGCGCTGATGAAGCCGACCTTCTCGCGGGACACGACGTCCATCGCTTCGTAGATAGTCGGGATCAGGCCCGTCAGAGTCAGAGTACCCATGTTGCTTTACCTTTCAGGGAATAAAAACCCGCTCAAGGCGGGGCATTTTGAAAATCGAAGTAGGAGTTGAATAACTGCACAGGCCATCCAGCCCATACGCCAATTCCCCCATCCAGGGTTTGGCATTGCGGTACAGGTACTGCCCGGCATCTCGACCGGTGATGCTTAGTCCACGACCGTCGTGCCAGCCTTCACTACGGCGGCGCGGTCAGTCGGGCTCATGGATTCGAACTGCTTGCGGTTGATTTGCTTGTCGCCGCCAGCGCCGGCCTTGCTCTGGCCTGCGCCGCCGCCCGATGCGCCGGTGCCCTTGAGGATCTGGTCCTTGAACGGGCAGGCGCGCACGAGGTGATCGAGTGCCTCATCGAAGTCGGCGAGTTCACCGGGGCGCGTGGCCGAATAAATCTTGTTGCCGGCGGCGTCGTAGCCGACCGTCTTGCCGTCTTCCACTCGGAAGTTCGCGCCGAAGTATGCGCGCGCCATCTCGCCGGGGATCGCCAGGCGCAGCGGGTGTTTGTCGTCGGTCAGCAGCTTGGAATTGGCGAAGCCGCTGCCGATCATGTGGCTGTTCAGCTCACCGGTGCGCTTCTCCAGCGTGGCGGTCAGTTCCTGAATCTGCGTTGCGCTCGCCTTCGCTGCGGCAGCGACCTGCTCCTGTGCGCTGCGGGCGGCGGCGTCCTTGATTTCCTGCACCTGGGCGGCGGTCTTGAGCTCGCCGGCATTCAGGTTCTTGATCGTTTCCAGCGCCTTGCGGGCGTCCTCGGCGTTCTCGATGCCTTCGAAGCCTTTCAGTTTTGCCTCAGCAGCTTCCTTCGCCTCGCGATGCGACTTGGCCTCGCCATTGAGGCGGCCGATCGTCGCGATCGTAGTGTCGGCATCAAACGGCGCTTCGCGGCCGTCGCCATAAACGAAAATCGGTAACTTCTTTTCGGCATCCACTGCAATGGTGCCGTCAGCATTAAATTTGAATGGCATAGTCTGACTTCCCGGGCATCCGCCCATCAAGGTGGCCTTCCTGGCCGTGCACCGCATCGCTTCCGCTAGCGGCATGAAAAAGCCACCTGGTTGCCCGAGGTGGCTTTGGTATTCGATTACCTAGCGCTGGATTTACGCGCCAGTCTTATCGGTGGATCTATTGCGCTGCGTGTCAATCCGGCCTTTCTCGTCTTCCCATGTACGATCCGCCGAAATAATCCCGCGCCGCTGGGCCTCTTCGAACTTGGTTTCGTCGCTGATGTTCATCCCGACGACGACCTGCATGGACGCCTCAGCCAGGGAAGCCACGCCGAAGTCGTTGAATAGAGTGATGTGACCGCCAGTCGGCAAGTTCACCCAATCGGCTTTGATCTGCAATGCCTGGTCGAGCGCGTCCTCCAGACCGAGGGTAATGCGCTGTAGAACGCACATGCCAACCGCGTTCTCAGAATTCGTTTGTGTGGCAGTAACACGCCCCGGTTTGATAACCAGCAGCTCCCCGCCAGCCTGCCGAATCTGCTCTTCGAGCGTGTTCAGCTCATCGCGGCCGACCTTGACTGACTCGGCGGAGCCTTGCACGACCTTCAGATCGCAGCCAGCAGGCAGTTTGATGAAGTAGTCTGCGCCAATCGTGATTTCGTCATCTTTGACGTTTTCGGCGCCGACAAGTGCGGCCATGCGGACCCGCGCAAACTTGACTGATTTTTGCTGGTCGCTCGACTCCTGCCAGTGCTGCACGTTCAAGTATGCGACCTTCGCGAGAGGTGGCTTTCCGACCATAAAGGCAACGCGCTTGCCATAGAACGGCACAAACGGAACCTTGTTCAGGGTCGTCACCCCCTCGTCGTGCTGGACCCATTCCTTTTTCTTACTGTCCAGGCGCCACGTCGACCACTTGCCGGGTTCCAGCACGCGAATTTGCTCGACTTCCTTGGTATTGAAGTCGCCGTCGTCCTCCTCCACGACTTCAAGGAAGCGAAATTGTGTCAGAGTCCACTTACCGTTTTCGCACTTCGCCTTGGCGCCGCGAAACTGGTGCGCATGAATCTGCACGAAATATGGACGTAGACCAGCAGCTTTTTCGGTGGCACGGGTAACGACGCCATCGGCCGTCCGCTCCAGGGTGCTGGTGTCAGGACAGTCCACCAGAATCCCGCCGATCCCATACCCCATTGCAGCTTCCATGCAGTCAGCCGCGAATGTGTCGATGTTGCGACCCTGCAGATCGACGTCGTCGAGCCATTCACGGATCTGGTCGGGCACATCCTTACCGAGAGTAACCGGCTTGGAAAATGGCTTCGCAGCGAGCGTTTCAACGGTGCGTTCGTACGCCGGGAACAGGACGGCTGTCGACAACCGACGCGCGTACGCTTGGTCCGTCTCATTCTCCCATTGAGGCAAATAACGCGGCCCAGCGGCGCGCATCGCTGGCGTACCTCCCAAGAGGGCGCGCGCCAAATCCCATTCCGCCTCCATCTCAGTGACGGACTTAGATTTTGTGCTTACGTCACTCATAGGGTTCCTTACATGCTCAGCGGTCTTATCGTCGCGATGCGCTTCACGATCAGTTCGGCGAAGGCGCGCGACAATCCGTCTACTTGGTCATCGTTCGAGCCATTCGGAAAAGTACGTAACTCGGCGACAAATGCTGCATTCCAGTCGCCACGCAGCATCGACAGGTTGCCGACATTGACCTGGGCGGCTACCGGCTCGGCGCGCGTCACCTTGTCGCCGGTTTCAGGTGACGTGACCACGTTGTAGCCAGCGAGCGCACGCGTGAGGTATAGAACCTGCGTCTTGCCGGCCTGCCCCGGGTCTTGCGGGATGCTCTGTTTCGTCTTCTTGCCATCGAGCGCCGCCGTGTTCACGAGTGCGGCATCGCGCGATTCCGGCCCAGCACGCAATCGAACCACATCCGCGACAACAAAACTGCCGTCAGCCAGGCGACCAAGCTTGACGCCAGCGGTGTAGTCACCATCCGTCGTGCTCGCAAGGTCCCAGCCGCGAACCCAATCGATATCACCGGCCGGCAGTGCATCAATCACGCGTAAGTGCTGTGGCTTGAACAAATCGCCATCAAGCGGCGTCGGCCGCTGTTGATACAGCGCCGCCCAGGTCCGCGCGTTTTGCTCGAACTGCGCCCAGTGCTTGCGGTCGAACCATTCCGGCCACAGATATTCGCCGTGCTTACGGCCAAGCGGATCGTTGTCGACCTCGCATCGCGCCTGCAGGCAGAGCACTTCCCACTCGTTGCCGTCTTTACACAGGATGCGGCCGCTCTCGCCTTTCCAATCTGACGGCAGGATGCGGCCGGCGATGTCGTCCTCGTGCCAGCGGGTCTGGATCAGCACGATCCAGCCGCCAGGAATGAGGCGCGTCTTGAGGTCGTCCTCGTACGCGTCCCATGTCTTCGCGCGGACCGTCTCCGAGTTGGCCTGCTCGCGACCTTTGATCGGGTCGTCGACGATGATGCCGTTGGCGCGATTGCCGGTAATGCCGGACAGGATGCCGCACGCCATGTATTCGCTGCCGTTGGTCAGCGCGAATTCCTGCGCGGCCTGCGATTCGTTCGCGAGCTGCGTGTTGAAAACGCCCTTGTATCGCGCCTGCCGAAGAATCGACCGGGTTCGGCGCCCCATCTTGCGCGCTAGATCATCGCCATAACTCGCCAGGATCAGCTTCCGGCCGCCCTGCTCGCCTAAGTACTTCGACGGGAACACGACCGACGCATACGTCGATTTAGCGCTTCCAGGCGGCATGAAGATCATCATGCGTCCGTGCCGCATCTTGCTTACCGCGTCGAGCTTTTCCAACAGCAGCCGATGATGGTGCGCGATCGTCGTTTCGACCGGCTCGAAAATCTCGCTATCGGGATTATCACCAACCGGCCGACCTGGGACATCGATCGCATTGACGTAGTGCAGGATGTTCTCGCGCGCCCTACGCCGGATCAGAAGTTCCTTCGCCGCGGCCTGTTGCGATGGCGAGGAGTTCATCGTCGGTCATGTCCTGCAGTTTTCTGGATTCTGTCTGGATAGGCCCACCATTCGGGCCACTGATCTCGGTGCGGTCCTTGAACATGCCAAGGTGGCGAGCAACCTTCTCCAGCGCCGCCATCTGGTCGTGCATCTTGACCTCAAGCCCGTCCTTACCAAGCTTCACGCCAGCGTACATCAGCCTGGCGCCACCTTTGAGGTTGCGCGTGTCCTGCACGTGCATTGAGCCCTTGCCCTCGCCCTTGCATTCAGGGCACTCGGGGTTCGCGGCCTTGAGCCTGTCGAAGCCGAAACCACCTTCGCTGGTCGGCTCGGCGTTGTTCTTCTTCGCTGCCTCAATCTTGGCCGCTTCGAATTCGGCCTCAGTCCACTGGTAGAAGTGATCGATGCCCCAGCAGTGACGGCAGCAGTTGCGGCGGTACTGGACAAGATCGTTCGCATCAGCGGTGGCGATCTGCCACAAACGCTGTAGCACCATATCCTGCGTAATCTCGGTGCGCGTTTCACGTGCCTGCATTGCAGCTTCGATCGCGGCCATGATCCTAGTTTTACCTAGTAGCTCCGGCCCAATCTTCCCGGCATTGCGCTCGCTATACCCGGCGCGGATCGCTGCCTGGGTCGCGTTCAAGTCGATCAGATACTCGTCGACGAAGCGCTGCTGTTTGGGGGTAAGGGCCATGCGAGTCTTCCTTGCGGGCGCCTCACCGCGTGGTCAAAACATCAAATATAGGTTTGCGGCGAGCGGCGCTAAATCAGGAACTCGATCTTGTCGTGCTTCGCACGGTTTTCATCAGCCCACATGGGCCTCAGGTTTGAAAGAGCGTGAATCACTTTGGCATCCGTGATCCCATTCCGCACAAACTCAATCACCGGGATGATGTGGTCAATGTGGATTTCGGCCCCAACAAGATCCCAACGCATGCCTTTGGTGAACTGACGCTCTATGTGTGCGCGTAGCTCGTTTGCTGTATATCCGAGCATCGCCGCACAGCTGGCGTTAGCTGGGATGCTCTTGTCTTTCAATAGACGATGCAGACTGGTTCGCTGCCATGCGAGAAGGCGAAGCACCGGGAATTCTGCCCACCTGGCGCGCCTATAGGCCAGAACCTTGTCACGATTCGCGCGGTAGTAACGGATACTTGCAGCCCTGTGTCGTTTCGCACCTTCCGCAGTACTGCGCCGAACTGCGGCCGCAGCCTTGCCTAGAGCTCGCACATTGTCTCGGTTCGCATCAACCCACTTCATCCTTGTCGCGTTTTGGCAAAGCTTGCATTTCGATCGCCGGCCATGCCTCCCGCAAGGATGAAGCGCGA